GTAGCGAGGTTGAATATACTTTCAGCACCGGCTGACAATCCAGAGACAAACTGGCGAGCTGCTATCGACATGTTCTTACGATGCTGACCGGCGTCGAACTCCACCAAGGATTTACTACGCTCGGGCGTCGACGAGCCTATCACCGAACCGCGATCACGATCGTTCAGTGTCGACCGAGCAAAAGAAGTACCAGCGTGCTTCTGCGTCACGTTCACAAACGATGAGAGGTCAGCGCGAATATCGTTCGTCAACAGCGCGTTGTGGCTGGACGCAGACATCCAATCAGCCACCGGCTTGTTCACGGGATCGTTCAGCCACAGCGACGTACTGTCATCCGTAGCGCGCTTGCTCATGATCGCTCTAGCTGCTGGGTCTTCGGGGATGTAAGGCAGGTAGCCGTAGTCGATCGCGATCTTGCGCTGATCAGCAAAGTCATCAGGGTCGACAGGTGGCCCTGTACTCAGCAGTGCATTGGTCGCGGCATGAACTTCTTGCTTCTCCCGAAACTCAGCATGAATCGACGCTTCAAGTTCTGCGAGCGGATCGGAGCCACCGTCGACACCGGGCGCAGCAGCCTTGTTGCTGGCGAGCTGCTTTCGATTCATCTCGGCGATCACATCGGCTTCAAGATCTACGACTTTAGCCGTAGGCGGCTCCTCGATTAGCGGCTCATCTTCAACGCCGTCAGTCGCTACGCTCATTAAGGTTGTCCTGGCGCGTGCGTAGCTATCGCATCTTGCAACGCTTTCGCTGCTGCGGTTTCTACCGCGATCTCCTTGGCCTTCACTGCGTTCCCGTGCCGTGCTCTGAACATCTTCATGATGTACTCATCAGTCGCGACCCCCTTCGCACCGTGGATTTTAGCCCTGATGCTACGCTCTATTTGGTAAGGAATGTGGTCCGGTGATTTGATGAGTTCAACGTCGATTGACGTGATGTCACCGTCAAAGTCTAGGTTTCGAGTTTCGATGTCTTTGTCTCCCAATGTAAGCCATTGGGCAACGTAGGATTTGTTGACGAACAGCATCGTATCCATCACTTCAGTAAGCTGAAGAGACGTTAGCTCCAGACCACCTTGCTTCGACACCTCGTATGCAATTGCTTCGTCAAACTCACGCCCAAGATCGTTGAACAGGATACTCTTTTCATTAGCATCGTTGACCCCGGAAAGGCCCTTCATTGCGGCCAATGCGTTACCACCATCCGTGAGTATGGCGTCGTATGACCGACCCTGCTCAGTCTTGATAGGCTCTTTATTCGACACCTTGTCCCACATCTTCGTCAACACCCCCATCTGCCCACCGCCCACACTGCCATCGTCGTATTTTGCAAATGTGTGGAACGAGTCGATGAACTGTTGCCTGTCTTTTTCGTCGGATGACCTGGCAAGTCGCTTCAGCTCGAGAACCTCCCCGTAGTCTACCGGTGGGGGTGGTACGGCTGCCTCATGGTCATCGATCAACTTCTCCATCGTGTCTTGGAACTTAGGCAGAACGATGCCCGTGGCTTCAAGCACCGCCTCACGGGCCTTATCGTATTGTCCATCCGCGACCAGATCGCGGATATTGGTGTGAAGGGCGACTGAGTCCTCTGTCTGCAACTTCTTAGCTGCCGCGTCAGCCGCTTCAATCGTCGCCTTCACTAGCTTGGTCGCTGCTCGTCGCTCTGGCTCTGAAGTAGACAGCCCTACAGCCATTGCCACAACCTGGGCCTGGGTCATCTCGCCGCCGTTACCCTTCCATTGCTCTAAGGCCGTTTCGGCATTTCTCCTGCCACCGCCCAGTGCAACCTTTCCTTCAGTGACCGTTAGCAACCTTGCGTATTTATTTCCGAGTTCTTCCCTGAACTGCTCGACGAGAACCATGGCCTCACCCGGATCTTCGCGCGATGTACGGGTGATGACTTCATGAAGCACTTCAGAGGTTATACCTTCTGCCTTGGCATCCTTCCCGTCTGGGCTCAGCCCAGGCTCCGCGTAGACAATGTTTCTGAGGTCGACAAGATGGACCAAGACATCGTCAATGCTGGCGAAGCTGTCCTCGGCTCGGGCTTGCACCTGGTCTATCTCTGCATTGTCTGATTCCGCTTTCGCAACCAGTCGCTGCGCGGCCTCATGCTTCGACATCGTCCCCGAGATCGACTCAACCTGGCTTTGGAAAGGTTCCACAGTGAGTTTTACCTGGGCGTCGGTCAGACCTTCGATCGATTCGTCATAGATCTTCTTGGCGTTCCGGGTTGCGTCTACAGTCACGCCGGGGAATGCATTCGGATCGTCTTGGTCCGGGGATGGCATCGACTGCTTGCCGGTTGTCGTAAGTAGCTGCGCGTTGTGCTCATTGACCTTCAATGTGAAATTGTGCATCGCATCTCTTGCGTGGATAGCATCATCCTGCTGCCGCATTCTCGTCGCAGTGTTGAATGTGGCTAAGCCAGTACCCGTCGCTTGGTTGCCCGCTTGGATAAACGCGCTGGCAACCGCGCCCTCCCCTCTTCGCGCTTGGTCAAGTGGTGTCTGGCGCGAGCCGATATCGGCAAGTGCGACCCGTGGTCCAACATGCTCTGGGATCGATATGCTCATCAGCCTTTACTCGACGCGTAAGCGTTAGCCAATGAACCCGCGTTACTGACTGAGCTTGCTATACCACTGATGAATTGAGCAGACCCCTGTGCTCTGATCCGTGCCGCCGCCGCGTTCCCCCCAGCCCTCGCAACCCTCGATTGATGCGCCAGGTCAGCGATCTCGTTCATCCCGTTGGTGTGTAGAGTCATGGCGTCTTCCGCGATAGAAGCCGCCGTGTAATCCCTAACCTCGGCAGCAGATCCGAAGTCGGTGTTGATCATGCCCGCTGCGAGTGCTGCATCTTGCGACCCCACGAACTTAGCCGATGCGAAGTAGTGACTACGCTGGGCTTGCAGGCTGCGCTGCTGAGCATTGGCAGCCTTCAGCATGAAACCCTCTGCATTTAGATTGGCTATCTTCGCTGCCCTGGCGGCGGCCTTCTTCGCGGCCTTCTTTGCCTTGATCGATCCGAATATATTCAGACCGAGCCCTGCACCACCGACGACTAGCCCTGCTATTGCTGCCATTATTCATCAACCTCGAATTGTGTGCGAATCGACAGTATGTGGGCAGGTAAGTGCGAAGACTGACGCAAGAAGATTTTGCCTTCCCCCCACTCCGGCGACACGTTGGTGTGTATTCTCCCACTACGAAGCTCGAGCGCGCTGCCGTACTTCAACGGGATCGTCTTCGCCCAGCGTATGTCCTGCAACGCATCCGGCCTGGGCCCGATCTTCAGCCCCAGAGTGTTGTTAATAGTGAGCACTGCGCGGTGTGCGCGCATCTGCATCCCCTGCGTGCTCTCAAAAGGTCCGCCTGGTGCATCGGGCGGCAGTGTCTCTAGGTCAGCCTCAATCGGAAGGCCCACCACGATGCGACTATGCTTGGATGCGAATGTCAGCGTGCCCCCCCTGCCAACCACCTGATCTTCACCCTCATTGCCATCCAGCAACAAGCCCACCTTAACCCCAGCAAGATGGTCCGCTGCAGCTACGGAGGTTACACATTTATGTATAACCAAGGTGCGAGTGTCGACTCCGTCAAACGCTAAGGCACCGTTGACGATTACACCCTCAAGGTCACGGACCATCAAGCTGTCAGCGCCGACTGAGCTGACGGCGAGTCTCCTACGATGGAACAACCCGTTCGTGATGCCTTCTGCTGTGCGTATCCTGTGTGTGACATCGAACTCGTCACCCACCGAAAACGGGTGGCCCGACGCAATGAAGAACTCCAGATTGATTGTTTTGTCCAGCTTCGTGCTGACGGGATGCGCATCATCGAATTTGATGGAGGAATCCAAAAACACGGCATCCTCTACGTCGATGAAGTCGCGCTGGTCGAAACGCTCAAAGTATCGCTTCGTCACGTTGTTTAGCGTTCGCTTGACGGAGAAGTATGTGTCGGTACGAGGAAGCGCGGGGACGTTCGCGACACTCTCAAAGTCTCCCAACAACGTGTCATGACGGTGCCATCCAACTACCCCCGCCGCTGCGACGTATGTCATGCCTAGCAACACGCCGTCGTCCCGAGTCCACCACAGCACATTGTCTGGCGCGTTGCCGCGAGCGGACTCAAGCAGCGTGCGACCGTCAAGTAAGTGACTCGCCAAAGTGCTCAATGGTGGATCGCCCTGCTTAAAGCTACCCCGGTCAGTGGTCAGGTCACTTTTGATTAGCTCGACCACCGAGGGCCCTTCAGCGGACACGTAGACTATCGAGTTGCCGACAACTATTGGCCTCACGTCGGAACTGCCGAATGCCTGTATCCCCACGGCTGTAGCTGTAGGAGTCAGCACTCCGTTGGCGTTACCAACAATCTCGAATATTCCCCCCGCAGTAAACGCCAGCAACACTCCGGCTGATATCAAGTGCGTGATCTCATTGACCCCGTCTCCCACTACCTCAAGAGATATCGCATCAGTGTCCTTGGGAGGCGAGCTGGTGCCCATCGAGTTATAAGATCTAGTGCGCGTTGCAAATACACCTTGAGGTCGCGTCACTGTATTGCCAAGGACCAACCGCTGCTGGTGGTAGGTCACCGACTGCGGGAAGTCTCCTACTACAAGGGGGATGACATTACCTGTAGTAGTCACGAAATGCTGTGCGCCGTCCGTGTATCTAAGCGTGACAAAACCCGGAGTGGGTCCAATCCCTGTATCTTCTAACTCGAATACCTGGTTGTCCAGGGGTGATCCGTTTCCCTCAATGCGAACAAAGCTTCCGAATGAAAGGTTGTGCCCCGTTGCGGGGATACTGATAGGGCTGTCGTCGGCTGCTAAATTCAACCCCGAAATGGGGATCGCTGTACCGTCAACAAAAAACGGGTTGTTGATCACGGGTGGCCGAACGCTCTGGTCTTCTACTGGAGCGATTGCAAGCGTGTTCAGCGTAGTGCTCGGTGCCGCAGTGATCGAGACCAGACCTATCGAGTTAGTGTTAGCCCGAGATACATACACGTTGTACTCGAATGCATTCGGCACAGATGCCCATGAAACATTTATAGCGCCGCCTGTTGGGATGTATCTCTCGGCTGCAATACTCTCCTCGCCCGTATCCTTTGCAACCGATGTAACCTTCATCCAGTGGGTGCCGGTGCCCCCCGCGCCAGGTGCAGCAGGGAGTATATCGGTAGGCGGGGTAATACTGGGCAGGAAATTGGTGCTGCTGAACACCCAATTGCCAGAGCTGTTCCTCGTCAACTTTCGCGGCGTTCTCCCAGGACAGGTTATCGACATTGTCTTCCCATCCTGGGCCCTGGCGTATCTTAATGTCGGAAGCTCAGCAGCGGAGTACGGCGTGTTCTGGATAACGTACCTGCTGGCAGTGACAACGGTGGCCCCTTGCCCAAGTACCGCAGCCACATCGCCGCCAGTGTTGTCGAGGTGGATTTTCTTTCGGTTGACTTTCCCGACCTGGACAAAGGTTGCAGGCGGGTAGACCACTGTGTCGGTTGTGTTGATGTATGCGCTTGTTCCCAAGCTAAGCAACTTGACCCGCGTGGCTGAAGTCACCTCGACCCTGAATGTTTGGCCTTGTAGTCCGTCCATGCCTACGAGATTCGTGAATCCGATGCGCATAGACCCGCTGATCCCGTGAGGCACTCCAAAAACGATCTCAGTTTGGGCGGCGTTATTCATGCTGATCACGTTGGCCGGTTCGGGTATCAAGACCGGGTCTAGCGTTATCCTGTATCGCTTCTCGCCGTGGTCCTGAAAGAATAAAGTGTTGAACGTGGAGAGGTATATCTCGTCATTGTCGAACCAGTCATGATTGTCGACAAGGGTCAATGACAACGGCTCGCCTAAAGCTGGATACTCCACCACGGCGACTGTCATCGGATCTTCTAGTACCAGCGCACCGTCCCGTGCAATCATCAAGTGATTGTTCCCGAGAATTATGGCGTAGGCATCGTTCTTCCCAAACTCGAATGGGATGATCCGAATTCTAGAACTCGCGTCGACCTTGTAGAACGTGCCTACATATGACACCAGTTCAGAGCTGGAATCGTATCCCAACATCCAGAAGTGATCGGCGTCCTGCACCTCGATCTCTGACTCGACGCCTGTAATCGAGTATGGGCTTGTAGCTGTTGTATGTATCAACACGCCGTCGCCATCGCTAAGCCCGTGCGCGGTAGCCGTGACCAGCATAGGGCTCGAGGACGTGGTGGCGGAAAAGCTCTGCGCCGTCAGAGACCTCTTCTTATGCTCGTAACCGATGAACTCAGTCCCAGGTCGATTCATAGCGGAGCCCGATGACAGCGGAATCCAATTGCGCATCGTTGTCAACGAGGACTGCCAACGCTCTATATCACTGCGTCCCAGTGATGTCGGCGATATCTCTCCACCGCTAAGGCTGAACTGAACCTTTCCGCTTTCAGCCATCCTAGAGCTTGTTGTCGAATCTGGAAGAGAAACGCTCGGAAGGATCTTCGCCGTGCCGGAAGTCGATTAGCTCCTTGTTGTCTTCCCGCCTCGGCTCGCCCCGAGCGTGCGTTACGTCCATCGCTTTATCCAGCGCAAACTCGTACTTCCCCTGCAGCAGCTCTGCGTTCTTGGCCCCGCCAGAAAACAGGGCAGCAGAATCAGCAGCAAGCTTGAAGCTGAACGCTGTAATCGCAGCCCCGCCCCAGGCGTTGTAGTTCTCGACCCGTGCCGTGTAGCAAAGCTCTGCGTTCTTACGGTCGGTCCATATCACAGCCAAGCCGCCAGCCGACTGGCCTTCCTCGAACTCGATGCGATCCTCGGGAGCGTCTCCGACAATGAACCTCGGTGACACGCTGTCTGAGGGGTAGGTGTATGCGTATGTCCAGTGCTCTGGAGGAGTACTACCGTCGAGACTGATGAATTGATACTTGCGCGCAAAACCCCACCAGCATTCTTCTAGGAAAGAATCCAGAGACTCCGGGTAGAAACGGTTCAGCGCGTTAGCGTTTACGCTCTCTTCATCTGGGTCCGCAATCTCTTGCCCCGATAGTTGCCCGAGGTTGGCGAGTGTGCGGTTGTAAATGTCTGCCTTACTGGTCGGCATCTGTTGCTCCTGCGGGACAAACTGGACACCACGAGCGTCGAGGTGCCCAGTTCTACCCGCTGACAGGAGGGTGAGTTCTAATCAGCGAACTCTTATGACCCTGCTTCAAGTGCGTTCGTGATCAGCTTGGACGTGAGCCAAGCCGGGTACTTCTTCTGACCAGTTTCCTCGAGCAGGATTCGTTCCATCTCGAGCCTTACAGCTTCAACCTTTGGCTTGCCGCGTGTCACATTGTCAGCGATGTCCATATCCACTGAATGATATGCACTTCGGATGATCTCACGGTCATGAGCACCGCTACCACGCTCTGCCTCGACAACTCTATTTGAGTTAGTCGAGGCAGTGCGCAGATCGTCGAGTGAGTTCTGCGGCAAAGCTGCGGCAATCTCCGCAGATTCAGCCTTGCCGATCGTCCTAAGCACAACCCAGTGCGAGGGGTGGGCACGCCAACGCTCAGTGAGTTCCACGCCCTCCTCATCACCTTCGGGAGGGACTAGAGGCCAGTGCCATTCGTGTTCCGAATCCACCCTGATCCGCTTCTCAGCTTCACCTGGCCCCATCTTCATCATCCCGCTGCTCGTGCAACCTAGTAGAACCGACATGCTTCTTTCACCCCTCTCTGTGTTGCTCGTTGATTACGAGCGGTTGGCTTGCGGTGCATCAGTGAAGTAACAGTCCACCGTTCCGAGTGGAGTACCGGGCAGTGTCGCCTCAACGCGGCTGTACTTCTTGGTGATGGTCGGAACTGCAATGGTTCCGATCACCGTGCCAGCAGCCACATTCTGGGTCACAGCAATCGAACCCCCCAGAGCGTCCGAGCCAGCCCATACACTACTAGTGGTGGGATCTGTGTTGCTGTCCGATTCGGACACCGTGAACGAACCGACTGCGTTCATCCCCGTAATCGCCGTCTTGGCCGAAATAACCAACCAGAGACCTTGAGATGGTCCAGGCCCGCGACCCCCGGCTCCTGCGTGCTCGATTTCGTTTGTGCTGGTGAATGCTGCGGCCACAGCTTGACCGTCTGAGTATGTACCGTTCTTGTCCGTAGACATGTGTTGTTCTCCTTCTCGCGGTTAGGCGAGATCAGATGTTCGAGTTGGTGTTCGTGAGGAAGTCGGTCTGGATGATCGGAGAGCCCAGGAAGTGGGGAATCTGCTTCCCTTCCCAAGTGTCCAGGCTCAAGTTCATCTGGGTGTTGTTCCGCGCATCCTTGTGAAGCTGCGCCGCGACCGTGCGGTTGCAGTACCACTTCCCACCTGGACCCTGAAGCTTGCTCGGGATTCTGTAGTAGGCATCGATCATCAACTCGTCGATGTTCGCTGCAGTCAACGTGGCCGAACTTTCTGCGTCGATGTTCGCGATGCGAGCAATAGACCGATAGTCTTCGACCATCAGCCCGACGTTCCACTCGTAGTGAGTGGAGTACGCCATGATGTGCTTGCCGTTCCCATCCAGGTCGACCTTGTCGACGCCAAGGTCATGCGTCTGCAATCCGCCCATGTGGTTCTTGCCAAAGAACAGCGAGCACTGACGTTCGCCCCATCCGACGTAGAAAATGTCAGTCATGGTCGCGCCAGTGCCTCCGCCGGACACCACCTGGCCGAAGTTGTCCCCGCTTGTGCTGGAGTTGTACCGCTGCTTCAAGCCGGTGAACTCCTTGTGGTTCGTTGCACGGTCACCACTGAAAACGGTGTCCTCGACTTCTTCGGAAAGGCCGATGATAAACGCAGCCTCTTCCTGCATCCGTGCGGCACGCTTGTCGGGGGCACCGTCAACGTAACGCTTGGGGATGTGAGAGAAGATCTCGAGAGTGCCAGATGCATCCCAGATCTCTTCCGTTGTCGACCGCTCGCTTCCGACTCCTTCCGTCATCGAGGTCCACGTACCAGATGGGTACGTCTTCCGACTGACCGATGTGTTGCCGTTCGTCTCGTTGCCGGACTTCACCATCATTGACGCCAACGAGCGATTCGATTTCGCCGCGATCTCGATGATGGTCCGGGTTCCATTCTTGTCCATTCGCTTGACGCGCTCGTCAAATGTAAGGACGTCCGTTGCTAGAGTTGCCACTGCTAAATACCTTTCGATTTTTGCAGAGCATCAAGCACGCTTAATTCTGATAGGCCGAAGCCAATACGCTCGTTCGCAGACTAATTAGACGCAACACGGTTGGGCAAAGCATCTTCGTCCCATCCCATCTTTTCATGCGCCTTCTTAGTTTCCCAATCACTGTCGCCACCACCACCGTCACCGGGGCCGTCCAACGTGTCGGGTCGCGTTCCTTCTGCTGCCGCTTTAAAAAATGCCATGAGTTTAGGCTCGACGAACAACCCACGTTCTTGAAGCATGTCAATCACGCCCTCACCTAAACCCGAATCTTGCATCGACTTGCTTTTGACAACATTGCCTATGTAGGTGCCGACCATCTTCATGTTGGCCTCGAAATTCTCCGAGCTGCCACCTAGATATTCGCTGTCTCGCGCTTCTTGTTCTGACTTTTTGTCGCGCTCACTTTGCATCTGCTCCTGCTGCACAATCAGGTTGGGGATGATCCGATCAAGCATGTGGCTAGTCATCTTGTCTATCAGCTTCTGGGCAGTCTCTTGACTGGCTCCAACGTCTGAAAAGACCGCAGACCAACCTTCGGCATCGTCCTCTGTCCATCCCATGCCATCGGGCACATTGAAGTCGGAATACTTTTCAGGCGAACCAGCCGCTTCTTCGGGCTGTTGGCCTTCATCTTCATCCCCACTCCCCTCGCCTTCACTTGCAGTGGTTTCCTCTGAGCCACCTGACTCATCAGACTCTTCCGATGCGGCTAACGCTGCACTGGCAACCTGTGTGCCCATGCCTGCGCCGTCATCGCTATCGGTTGTTTCGTTTGTATCGACTGCCTGACCCGTGTCGACTGCTTCAGTCTCTGCTGAAGATTCCTCGACCGCCCCGCTTTCCTGTTCCTCGCTCATGCCTGTTCACCCCCTCGCCGTTGATCGTTGTCTATCTTGACTTGTTTTTCTCTGTTGAAATGCTCTGAAAGCATCAGCAGTGTCCCCGCCTCGTTCACTGCCATCGCGTAGAAGAAGTACTCGTATGCAATCGTCTGGGCAACGATGCCCTCTTCGCCAATAGGCCCGACAAGGAGGCCGAGCGAGTTGAGAAGCCCCGCAATGGCAGCCCTGCCGTCAACGTCTTGCATCTGATTCGCGAGCCATACTTCTTCAGCTTGGTCGATGCTCCAGTCTTTACTCATACGCCAGACACCGCGTCGAGCGCCGTTGTACCGTCACTGAGCGGCGTGTTGCTGAGTGTCTGGGCCGTCTTGGCCTCTTCCTGCTGCCGCTCTTGAGCCGCCTGTTCCTCTGCCTGTTGCGCCCTCTGCTGCCGACCCTCATCGCGCTGCCTTGGGTCAACCTGCAACTTCGGATTGACGAAGAACCCCTGACGCAGCTCAGTCGCGAGTAGATCCAGATCTAGGTTGTCACTAGCAGGAGCCCGTCCAGGGAATGACTGGTCAAGGGTTGCCATTGCATTCGCGTATCCCATCGCTGCATTCGTCAATGATGAAGCCTGCTCGAGCGATAGCTGGTTTACGAAGTCGACGCGGAGCTTCAGACCTTGGAGAACCTCCGGCGGTTCCTCGAACTTGCGATCGCGCTCTGCGTAATCCCACATGACTTCAACCATATGACGAAGCGATGTGTTGACTGAGCGAAGCAGCGGTCCAAGCAGTGACGCTGCTTCAGCCCTGCGCTCTTGCACTTCGGGAATGGTCATGTTGTGGTTGCCCGTCTGGTCGAGGATCGAAAACGTCCTGAACACAGATGCGCCTGATATCTCTTGGATCTTGCGCTCCCGATCTCGCGTGGTGTCCTTCATCTCCTGGTAAGGGAACTGGACCTGGAAGGTTGGCCGGATCGCGTCAGACCTCTGCCCTCGGTATCGGTTGATCCCGTTCATCCTTCCGTCTGCACGTCGCAATGCATGGGGCACGTTCAGCGGGGGCGAGATCATCTTCCCCGTACCCTTGGCTAGCTGCTCCTCTTCCTTCTGCAGTTGACGTGACTCCGGCAGCACCCGCATTCCGCGAGCGTATCCACCGTATACCTGTTCGCCCACTGCACCCGTGATGATCGTGACGATGGGGAACATGTGCATCCCGCCAATCTTCAGCGGAGGCTCGTTGTCACCAACGCCGTCTTCCCATGTGATCGACCGGAACCTCATCCCGCGCCAGTCAAGGAAGTTACGGTCGCGGTCGACGTTGGGCTCGATCAAGTTAGAGCATTTGACGAAGTGGTCTCGCTCTGCACCCGAATCAGCGTTGTACTTTTCGCGAGTGGCCCGACTCACTGCATTGATGCCGTAAAGCTCGACCAGTTGGCGCACGGTTCGCGCATATCGGTACAGGCATGTATCAGGGGTTCCATCACCGCCGTTCGCTAGCTGGAATGATCCAATAGGCAGATGGGTCGCCTTGAACGTGTTGGTCGGGTGTGGGTCGAGACGGAATGCAGCAGTGCCAAACGCCGCCGCTTCCGCGTACCACTGCGGCATGGTGTCATAGACGTTCGAGTCATTGATCAGGCTGTAGAGAGTCCTGAGCTGACGCCAGACATGGTCCTGTATGGTCTTGTCGTCCTTGAGGTCTTCGTCTTCAGGCGTAACTTGAATCCATGGCAGCGCGGGGTTGCTGACCGAGTTCATCATGCCCGAAGCGACTGTGTGTATCGACTCTTCTGGCATCCCGTTGTTGATAGCCTGATTGATCCTGCCACCGTGGTTCGGGTCGTAGTCCCGCGACTCTAGATACTCGCCTCTGCGGTTCAGACAATACCGCGCAATGTCTCGGAAGTGAGCACGCCAGCCACCAGTCTCGAATGCATCGAGCAGTGAGCCAGCCCTACCCTTGGCCCGCTTCATGATCCTCATCACATTGGGAGAGGCTTCCATCAGATGGAGCCACTCAGCGAGCCGGAGTTGAGTTGCTGGCGGGCCAGGTGAGACGGATCGAACAAGCCGGTAGTAGCAGCCTTGAATGCTTGACCCGAGGCAGCTTTCCCCGCGCGCTGTTTCTGGCTGGCAAGGTTCTGAGTCGACCGGGATACCTTTGTGTCGGCCAGTGCAGCCGCTGAAGATCCCTGTGCGGCTGCCCTCGCTTCTTCGTCGGTGGTGTAGTTCAACCCTGCAATATTCGCCTGAATGATCGCGGCGGTCTGGCTGATATTGTTGAAGCTAGCGCCTGGGTTGAGCGAGTATTTACTTGTGTCGCCACGGGTGATAAGGAACTCTGTCAGGCTTTCGACGCCAAAGCCATGCTTCTTCATGCCCTTTGCAGTCCCTTTTTTGTCCTTCTTTGCGAATGAGTACAGTGCCCGCTCTGCGGCTGCAGACCCGTACTGGTCAACGATGTGCTGATACTGGTTCGTGGTGAGCTTCTGATCCTTCCCGCCCTGTCTTTCGGCTTTCAAATTATCGTTGACTCTTTTGAGCGACCCGGCTGTCTGGGATGCGAATCGGTTTGACAACCTCCTGATCCGGTCTGCCCTTGTCGCCGCCTGACCTTGCTCGAATGGATCGCTAGCCCAATGTGCCATTAGAACTTCTCCTTGCGGTCACTGCCATTCAGGTGACGCATCCGACTACGCCAATCCCTCTTCGCCTGGGTGTGTGAGCCTGCGCTTTCATTCATCCCGTCTTCCTCGTTCCATTGATTGAAATCATCGTTGACTCTTTCGTTGTTCATTGAACCCATGTGCTCGATCGAGATCAGCTCGGTGGTCTCATAGGCATGGGTCAACATGAATGCATCCGCGATGTCGGGTGAAGCTTCACCGCGCTTGAGCAAAGAGATCTTCGACTCCATCTGCAGCTTCGACGATGCGTTTGCAATCACCTCAAGCACCGTCAGCTCAGACTTGAATCGCTCGTCATTCCACAGCGCCCCACCGTCTTGAATCCAATTCTTGCCCTTGAGCCACATGTCCGCACGCTTATTCAGGTTGCGCTCTGGGAACTCAGATGAACTGGCAGAGTGGACGCCGACAATATTAAACCCGAGCTCAAGTAGTCGGTCGACGATCGGGCCGCCGAGCCCATCAGCATCACCGTAGATGATGTCCGGCTGCAGTTCTTTGAGACGGTGGGCAAGCTTGGACACCAACACCATCGAGTCAGTCTCGCCCTTGTAGATGTCGGGCTGGTGGAGTTGGCCGTCCTTGCCTCGACGCCAGTACATGACGGTCGAGCAGTTGCCGCTACGCGCAAAGTCGATGCCGCAGATCAGCGGGTCATCAGCCAGTGACACACCATCCCGAGCCATTGCCTTCTCAACGTCTGGCGTTGATATGAACTGCTCTGCAGATGCCCGTGGAAACAAGCCACGCACCCTGATGCGAAAGAAGTCGGAGTCTTCGCCGTGCTCTTCAGCCCACTGCTGCATCAACTCCTTGTTCGTACCCGGCACGTCACGCGAATCGATCTGGCGCGAGTGCCAATAGCTCGATCGCTTGCCAAATGTTTCGTAGAAGAATCCAGAGTTGCGAGTGGGGTTGCCCCAGGCGAGGTGAATGATCTGAGTGTTCTCGTCGGTCTTCGCGCCGTCGATCACTTCCCAGATGATTCGAGGTATTGCGCTCGCTTCATCAAACTGGAGGAGGATACGACGGTCCCTGTTATGCAACCCCTGGAACGCTTCAGTATTCTGTTCGTTCCAGGGGGCAGCCTGGGTTGCCCAACTTTTTCTATCACCTGATTCAGACGAGAACAACTGCGTTGCCGTCCAGGTGAAGAAGGGCCGCGAGATGCTCAGGTTGTGCCACTTAGACATCTCTGCCCAGGTCTTGTCTTTTAGCTGGTCCAATGTGTTCGCAGTAGTCACGCCGCGAGCGTTACGCATCGTCGACATGTTCCAGTCATTCAGCATCGCGGTGAGAGCAGACTTGCCAATGCCGTGCCCCGAAGCCACGCTGATCTGGATCGGCATGATTGGCTTCTCACCACTGCGGATAGCCTCAAGCTCATCACGAATCAGCGTTGCAGTCTCGATGTGCCACTTGTGTGGTTCAGCCTGCGCCAATGCAGTGCCCGACACTCCCCACGGATATGCGTGTTCAATCCACCGGACTGGGTCATTCTGGCAGGAGACAGCGAACTCCAGATACCTGTCTACGTCGGACTGAGCGATGTCGGAAGTAGCGGCGCTCATTCAACCACACCTAGCCTTGCGGCGATCTCGTCCATGCGATTGCCGAAGTTGTG